TAAACCTATGAAATTCAACTAATAATTTTATCTGGTGACACTTGGTGCATTGTTTCTGCATTATCCAATTGTACACTAGATGCCGACATTCCTGCGACGAGGGCTTTAAGCTCTTTTCGCTCGCGGCTGGCGCGGAGCGCGCAGTACCGTTGGTGAAGACGCTTCACAAACGTACCGCGCTTCGCCCCGGCCACTTCCTCAAGTAGCGTCGACTTGACCTCATCCTCGGACAGTTTGTTGAGGATGGCGTTCAGTTCATTCCAGTTCTTAATCATAGACACTACTGTAACAAGTTATTTTACACGGCTCAAGTACAGGGCTTGCAGGGCGCAAACCGTGTCGGCGGCGTTCCTGGCCTCGTACCACTCGCCCTTCGGCTCAAACAGGCTCTGAAACCGCTTCTGGCCGTCTCTCAGCCGTCCTCCGCTATCCTTGACCTCTACCCAGCAGGTCCACGGCGCGCCGATCTGAGCCTCTCTGGAAACGAGCAGGTCGGGGATACTGTGACCCGCCGACCCAAAGTCGATAACGTCAAACCCTGCCGCCCGTAGCGCGGTCACGATTTCCTTGTGGTTATTGTCCCGTCGTTTCGCGTAGCGCATTTTCTTCGACCCTTCGCTTCAATCGAGTAACTCCGGCCTCGCCGTATAGGTGCCGGATCATCCCGCGAACGTGCGGGTCACCGAGTATGGCCGCCGGATCGCACTCGCGCACCAGCCCGCCGATCATGCCTTTAAGCTCGTCCATCATCATCCGGCGCGTCTCCCACGCCCCAACCGTGATGCGCCCAAGGTATGCGTCCGCCAGGCGCAACTTGCCGAGCGGCGTAGCGGCAATCTCGCTCCACATTTGGGTGTTGCCGGCGATCATGTAACTAATGTCACTGCTGACGATTGATTTTTCATTGTTCATTGTCGACCTTCCTTATGCGTTCTCCGATCCATCGCATGACCGGGACGGCCATGCTATTACCTAAAGCCTTGTATCGAGGGCCATCCGGCGCCTCTGGTTTTTTGCGCCACGGGATATTGGTGTAACAATCCGGGAATCCTTGTAACCGCTCGCACTCTGTTGGCGTCAATCGCCGCACTTGCAATGCAGTTGCAACGGCAGGAGTTTGGCACCGTTGTAACGGGCCGGTGCCTTCGGCGGTAATTCCAAGCCCTTCATTGGCGTTACCGTAGCCGCCTGCGTTCTGCCAATTGAAGCCAATTGCTGCTGCCACGGCGTGTTTATCGCCACGAGTCAATGTAGGAGAAGGGTCGCCTGGCAAACCAATACCTAATCCATTCCCTTTGCCGTCTTGTTTCGTGCCGCGTTTGCCCGCAAAACGAGTCGCTTGATCGTGAATCGGAATTGCGTCGATCGGCGCCATAGGAATGTACGTTTCATGCTCAGTCACGGCGTTACCTGGTCTTGATATGCCAGCAGTCGACGATAACAACGTTGACATCACCTCTGGCACGCCCACCGGTTGCATAGCAACCGGGTGTGGCACAAGCCGTCCCGTGTAAGCGTCTTGCCCGCTATATGCGCCAGGGTGCGTATCGGCGCACAAAGTTCCTACGGTTCTTTGGAGGCCACGTTCGTCAAAGCCTGACTCAGCAACGGGGGCAACGCCTTCCCTCGTCTCTCTGCTCGGCGGAGTATCCCTTCGCACGCTTTCGCGCTCAAAAAGAACTTTTGCGGCACGTTCCCAACTTCCAAGGTATCCGACAACGAACACACGGCGGCGTCGTTGGGCCACTCCGAACCATTGAGCGTCCAGCACTCGGTAGGCGAACCCATACCCCAACTCGCCCAACGCCCCGAGGAAGGCGCCAAAATCCCGTCCTCCCCCCGAGGACAGAACGCCGGGGACATTTTCCCAGACAACCCATCGAGGCCGGTAACGCCGAGCGATTTCAAGATAGGTAAGCATGAGTCCGCCTCGCGGATCGGCAAGCCCTTGTCGCAATCCGGCGACTGAGAAGGCTTGACAGGGGGTTCCTCCGACAAGAAGCTCAACTGGTTCATCGGGCCATTCCTCGTACTTGGTCATGTCGCCGAGGTTCCTCACCTCGGGGTAATGGTGGGCTAACACCGCTGATGGAAACGGCTCGATCTCGGAAAACCAAGTCGGTGTCCACCCCATGTGATGCCACGCAACGGTCGCGGCTTCAATCCCGCTACAAACGCTTATGTACCGCATCAAACTTTCTGCCACATGAGCAATATTTGGTATTGCCGCAGCTTTGGGATTTTGTTGTCCCGAAACCACTTGTTAATAGATTGGCGCGTAATTCCAAGCGCCTTCGCGGCGGCGTTCTGCGAGCCGTACTTTTTAATTAAATCTTTTGGCGTCATGTGGACAGGCTACGGGTGTTGACAGGCGATGTCAACCTAGACATACTGGCCTCGAGGATTGGCCTCACAGGAGATTCAGATGGATGACATTCACGAACAAATGCTCGTTGAGATGGAGCGCGATGCGCTTCGGATGGAGCAGGACAAAGCGGAGATGGCGATGTTCAACGTCATTGAAGCGGTCAACGAGTTAAATCGCATTGAAGCCGAAGGAGCGGTTCAGCTCCATTCATTATTCGGTGACGTTCTCAAAAACATCGACATTGCAATCGCAAAGCTCTCGGAGGGCAAATGAAGGTTTACGAAAAGATTGCGGCGGTTACCGCCGATCTGTCGCGCGTTGGCATTTCCAAGGACTCCAAAAACGCGCAGCAGGGGTATCAGTTCCGTGGCATCGACCAGGTATACGGCGCGCTCTCGCCGCTGTTGTCTAAGCATGGCCTGTGCATCTTGCCTCGAGTAAAAGACCGGCAGGTGCTGGAGCGTCAAACTAAGTCGGGCGGCGCGTTGTTCTATACGACGCTGATCGTCGAGTTCGACTTTGTAGCCGCCGAGGATGGGTCAAAGCACACGGTAATCACAGTTGGGGAGGCAATGGACAGTGGTGACAAGTCGTCTAATAAAGCGATGTCTGCTGCGTATAAGTATGCTGCTTTTCAGACTTTCTGTATCCCGACCGAAGCGGACAATGACGCCGATGCAACGACGCATGAAGTTGTTGCGGCGCCTGTGACAGACCCGGCAGTTGAAACCGCGATTGACCTTGCGGCAAACATGGCGGAACTGACCTCACTTTTTAAGCAGTTGTCGCCCGAGGAGCGTAAAGCGCATCAAGCACTGTTCACCGCCCGCAAAGCGAAGTTGGGGGCGTGATGGAACAGAGAACACCAGAATGGTTTGCCGAGCGGATCGGCAAGGTTACGGCGTCTCGAGTGGCCGACGTTGTGGCGCGCACCAAGTCGGGTTACGCCGCATCTCGCGCTAACTACATGGCCGAACTGGTTTGCGAACGCCTCACAGGCAAACGCGAGGAAGGGTTCATCAATGCCGCGATGCAGTGGGGCATTGACCAGGAAGCCGCCGCCCGTGATGCGTATTCCGCAAAGACCGGCAACCTTGTTGCGGAAGTCGGTTTTATGCTGCACCCGAGCATCAAAATGTCTGGGGCTTCGCCAGACGGGCTAATCGCGCCAGAGGGTTGCGTCGAAATCAAATGCCCAAACACGGCGACCCACATTGAATGGGTGCTGAACTCCGAGCCGCCGCAGAAATACTTTTTGCAGATGCAGTGGCAGATGGCTTGCACCGGCGCGGAGTGGTGCGATTGGGTGTCATACGACCCGCGTATGCCAGAGCATCTGCAGTTGCTCGTTGTCCGCATCCCGCGTGACGACGATGCGGTAAAGATGCTTGAGCATGAAATCTACGAGTTCCTTGTCGAACTGGAAACGAAAGTTAACAAACTGAAGGAGTTAGCCCTGTGAAGCAATACGACAACACCAACACTGGCCTGCTGGCGAAGAACGACCGCAAAGAGGCCGAGATGCACCCCGACTACACTGGCTCGATTAACGTCGGCGGCACGGAATACTGGCTATCGGCGTGGATCAAGACCGGCAAGGATGGCGGCAAGCTCGCCGGCCAAAAGTACTTTTCGCTTTCTGTGCGCCCGAAGGATGGGTTGCGTGCGGCACCGACGCCGACCAAAAAGCCGGAACCGGCAGCAGAGCAGTTCGTTGACGACGACGTGCCGTTCTGATGATTAGCGAAGAACGGGCAGAAAAGGCGCTGCGCTTTCTCGTCGACACCGACGAGACTTGCGCGGCGGCCAAGGCGGACGTGGAGCGCGCAGAGTACGCATATAAGCGTACCAAGGAGATGGTGTTCATCCACGCCGAAGGAACCGTGGCAGAACGCCAGGCGACGGCGACGATGCACGCTAAAAGCAAAGAGGCGCACGAACACTATGTATCGTGCCTCGCGCACTACGGCCATATTGCGAACAAACGGGAGACAGAGCGAATCGTTCTGGACACATGGCGCACAATCTGTGCCAACAGGAGACAACAATGAAGTCGCAAAACGACATGATTCACGAATATCTGTTGGCGGGAAACACCATCACGCCGGTCGACGCTTTGCGTGAGTTTGGTTGCTTTCGGTTGGCAGCTCGAATTGACGATCTGCGAACGCGCGGCGTTGATATTGAGACGATTACCGAAAAAAAGAACGGCAAAAAGTATGCCCGCTATGCCCTGCGCGGTCAGTTGCAGATGGTGGGCTTATGATTAAGGGTAGCGAATGGTGGTTCGTGGTAATGGTTTCGTTTGCCATCGCGTTCACGCTCGGCGCAACTGTGGCATCACAGTACGCTCACCGCTCGGCTATCGAGCAGTCCTGCGCGCATTACGATGGCAAGACCGGCGAGTTCAAATGGGGGTTGCCGCAATGACCAAATACTCATTCCAAGAACTTGCGTGGTCAGTTGGAGTTCCAAAGGTTGCGCGAGAAGTGCTGTTGCAGGTGCCGGAGTTAATTGCAAAAGCGGTGGACGAGGAACGCGAGGCGTGTGCGAAAACGTGCGAGTCCGAAATGAAAGCGTATTCGTATCCGGAATACACAACCGATCCGCTTGGGGGAATTCGTGAAAGGTTTGCAGCACAACAATGCGCCAACGCCATCCGAGCGAGGGGTGACAAATGAGCAAATATTATTGCAAGCACTGCGGGCGCATGGTGATGCGCGAAAGCACGCAAGCCTGGATTAATTCGTTTTGCACAAAAGTCGGCAAAGTCACGCGGCTAGTGAGGAAATAATGAATACTGACGTATCTGGAATGAGGGCTTTATGGGCGGCGGTGTTGTTCCAAGCAGTTCGTGACTTGGACAACGAGTTTTTCAGAATGTACAAAGAAGATCGGCAACGTCCGAGGACGTATGGGCCGGCATATTGGTGGGTCTATAGCGATCGCGAAGATGCGGGCAGTATGCGCTGGATTTGCGATATGCTTGATTTGGATTATCACAAGTTGCAACACCTTTGCGCTTCACGGTCTGGCCGAAACCAGATTTTGAAGCGAGACAAGGCAGTCAAAAGCCCTCGGCAACCGAGCAAATTGAGGTTTAACGATGCCGCAGCATGAACACAAATGGGAGCCGCCTATGAAAGTCGGAGAGGTTGCAACGCTACCGAAGCGTGAACCGGACATGGTGAACCATCCGCCGCACTATAAGGTAGGCGGCGTGGAGACAATAGATTTTATTGAGGCCAAGGAGCTGAACTTTTGCCTCGGCAATGTGGTGAAGTACGTTGCTCGAGCCGCGCACAAGCACGACGCGCTGATCGACCTAAAGAAGGCGCGCTGGTATTTGGATAGAGAGATTGCCACGCTTGAACGGCAATAAAAAAAGCCCCGGCAGCTAGGAGACTACCGGGGCTAACTTCTCTTGGGAGAATCACACGGAGAACGCTATGAAGGGTAAAGTAAGAAGATGACCGACGCAAGCCCGATT